AAATAGGTGCATCAACACTTGGGCATACCAGATCATTAAGAACTGTTAACTCAAGTACACCATTTGCTTCAATATAATTAGCAGGCAATCTAGAAAAAGATGAAAAATTAGATCCTGTATCATACGGAACACCACATTGTTTCCATGGAGTATTCTGACCCCAACCAACAACAATTTCAAAATCATCGGTTTCAGCAATATCAATAACACGTGAATAATTAACATTATAATTAACTGACGAAGTAAACTGATTTGGATCCCATCTGGCCAAAATACGACCTTTATGGAAATCACTCTTTACAATCTGAAATCGAAATTTCAAAGAGCCTTGCCAACGATTAAAACAAGTTGCCATATGAGCAAGTGGCGTCATATGAATTTCGCCCTGAAAATTATCTAATTGCATAGGCAATACTCGCGTATTCCAAAGTAAAGTGTCAGGCGCCGCATCTGGAGCCCAAAAGAATTGAGTCAAATACGATTCTCTCTTTACATAATCAAGAATACCCATCTCATCTGTGCCATCTAAACCTACTGTACGTGAATCAACAGTTAATTCTGCTTTACTATCTAGGGTAAGTTTGAGAGCAGCGTCAGCTGCATCGGTATTGGATAAATTACCTGTTGGCATAGGTTTAAATTGCTGTATATCAGTAATAATATTTGGCCTAGAATATCCAAATAATTGAGCTATTCTACTTGTAGCCTGCGCACCAATCTCGGTTGCCCTCATATAAGGACCGATGATTGGTAACTGTGATAAAGCACCAGCCGCGCGTGCAACTGCAGCAGCGGGTTTGGAAATAATTCCTTGCCCATACTCATCTTTGGCATTAATCGTATTTCCCCTATCGCCAGTGGACATACGTGCCCCTCTCCTACCACTCTGTGAAATAAGTGGTGGATCGGAAGAAGTAGGAATAGTAAGTACAACATCCTCGGCCCAAATATACGTAGTAATAGTAACTGGGTCATTACCTCCATTAGCATGCAATAGATTTGCGAGAGATTTAATAACAATTTCTCCCATATCATCCCAATCTGCTCTAGGAATGCTCAAATAATTATCTGGCCAAAAGAATGGCAAACACAATTCCCCACCTGTATTTTTGGTAGGGTTCAAAAAGAAATGTGGTTTCTGTGAAGCTTGAATCACATCCGCTGGAACAAAATTCCTGGAAACCGTAACTTGATCTCCAGCAGTGTACGGATTATACGAAACAATTGAACGACCATAATGAAACTTGGTGCCTGAAATAACCATTTTAACATGAAGCTTCATACGCAACAATTCATAATTTTTGATCTTATCACGAACATATGGATTTTCACAAAATGCGGCCCAAGGATTAAACCTATAAAAGAAAGGTTGTCCAACTAGCCATGTTTGAGCAGATTGACGAATAGGTCGATTCAAAAAATTCCCAAGATTGCTATCACTATTGTTGGCAAGATCCATAGTAGGATCATACATACCAACTTTTTCAGTAATCCAACCGGCATCTTGATCTGCAAATGAAGTAATTTGCTCCTTACTCATAGGAGCTACTTCATTCTCTTGAGTACCTGGTGCAGGATCGGAATCCGACACAACTCCAGATTGTGAAACCAAAATCATTCCTTCCAATTGTGCAATGCGCCTCTCCAATTGAGACACATGTCTATACTTCTTGGCTAATTTGAGTTTTAAGTCTTTAATACGAGACCTGAGGTACTCCACCCCATCCAATTCATCGAAAGATTCGACACGATGGATATCCCGCAAAGCGGCGTTAAAATCAGTGTTATTATAGAGGGCACTGTCCTCTAAAATTGTAGTAAAATTAGTAATGCAATTTGTACAATATTATGTGCGGTGCATCAATCGACAACATAACAGTGCTGTTTTGTTGGGCGTCACCCCATCGCTAAAAAACGATATATATATACAATGACTATTTGTGTAGCTGTCCATAATTTCTAGGTAATGCAGAACCTAGTAAATCATGCGTTAATCAAACACAAACAACTGTTTTTAGCTTTTCCACCGTACAGCAACGGTAGCCCAAGGTACAAAGCCCCCAGGGCGGGCTTGTGAAGCCGACCTAAAGGTCGAACTTCTCACGGTACCAAGCGACACGATCATCATAACTCATGATCGGGCCAACATAACCCTGAATACCAGAGTCACGTGCAACTTGCTCTAATTGAGCAACACGCTTGGTGTAGACCTCACGGCCAAATTCGAAATATTTCAATGCTACATTCTGAATTGCCTCAGCACTTGATTGTTCCATGGACAAAACCTCGGATCTCAAGTGTGTATGCAACATCTTCGAAATCGAATCCTCCTCAATAGGAGATCTGTATAAACCTAATTCATCATCCCAAACTGCGAAATGCTTCAAAAATGAAGCATCACTAAGATTGATGTAAGGTACAGATTCTGCTTCTTTATCAGCCATGGTGTACTTAATACTTACCTTAGCCAACTGAGCAGAAATAGCAGTATGATTAAAA